CACAAAAACTGGCACAGATATTTAACGAGGTTGAGGAAGATTTTATATCCTGCGGGAGCAGTGTGAGAAGATAAGAGGAAAAATGAATTTGTTAATAAAAATTAAAAACTTTTTTCTACAACCGGTAACAAAGGTCTTTTCATTTATTGAATTACGGGATTGTTTTATTTTTGGAGGCACAGCTTTGATTGCTTGTGGCGCTTATCAAATATATAAACCTGCGGCCTATCTTGTTTCAGGTCTTATCTTTTTCTGGCTCGGCATAAGGAAGGTTAATTAATGGGCATTATAACAAAACTCGAATCGGGTGGCTTACCGTCCAACCTTGGCACCAGACCACAGATAATGACGGTGAATCCGCAAGGGCCCATGACTCAGGTCTTTAATGATTATGTCTTCCGTAAGTCTTCTGGTGAGTTTTATGAATCGCTGAGGGAAGGAATCCCCATCATCGATGCGGCTATTCGTCGTCTTATTTCTCTTAACGGGACAATTAAGATTATCGGAGATAATGCGGCCATTGTGAAAGAGCTTGAGGATTTTTGCCTGGCCGTTCCCGTTAATGACACACAAAAAGGGATCCACGCCTTCCTTGAAAATTTCAGCAATGAGACCTTTGAGCAGGGCTTTTCCATATCTGAATTTGTGGCAACTAAAGACCTGAAGGATATCTCAGGTCTGCGTGTGGCCGACAGTAAGCAGATTATATATCGCAGGAATAAAGCCGGTAAGGCGGAGCCCTGGTATAGGTATTCTAACGTCGGTATGTATGGGCCAGTATATAAAGACCCCGCGCAACTTGTTGATAAAATACTGAATGCGCCCTATGGATACATGGTTCCTTACGATGGATGGAATGAGGTTAAATTGAATCCGTCCAATGTTTTTTATAATTCAATAAATAATGAAAACTCCGACCCTTACGGAGTATCTATTATGCGTTCTATGGAGTTTGTATCCCAGATACTGATGACTATCCAGAACAGCATTAAGAGCAATTACGAGAGGTACGGTGATCCTTCTTATCATATGCATTATACATCGTCTAAAGGAGGCGACGATACCAAATACCAAGCACAAAGGGTGGCAATGGAAGAGGCTTTTGTCACAGTTATTGATGCCAAGCGGCGCGGAAGGAGCGGAGACTTTACAACCGCAGGGTCTAAGGATTCGACGGTCGACATCAAAGTCATCGGGGCGGATAACCAGGTCTTGGAATCTGAAATCCCTCTAAGGCACGTCCTGGAGCAGATTGTCGCTAAAACAAACCTTCCTTCGTGGATGTTGGGGCTTTACTGGTCCACTACGGAAAGAATGGCAACGCTGGAGATAGAAGCAGCGCTACAGGACGCAAAGATCCGGCAGCTTGCCATGTATCCTGAGTTTATCAGGCTCTTTTCGACCTACCTGTCTATGAGAGGGCACAAATGGAAGACAATTACAACATCAATAGATAAGCCGGGAGACTGGGGCTTTGTTTTTGAGACTCCAAATCTTAGAGACATGGTTGCCAAGGCCCAGGCCAGGTTCCTTAATGCCCAGGCGGATATGTATGACAGCCAGTATGGCCCAGGGGCTGAAGGGGCTCAGGGCAGTTATTCCGGGAAGAGTTACAGGGGGCACCAAGCCCGCATTATATTAAAAGAGTCTGCAAAAGGCAGTACTTCTTCCCATGGGGCCTGTGGCTGCCCCAAAAAGCACACACAGGATGGACTCCTTAACAGATGCAAAGAGAATACCCGCCGTATTCCCTATCCCGAACTTGACGAGGTGGAGAGGGAGTATGAGGCCGACCTCGTCGAGGAAACAGATAAACTGCAGGATAGAATTTTTGATATCCTGAAATTGACGGATACCGTTGTCAAGTCCATCGGGCGGGGTTCTTATCCTGCAAAGGTATCACGGGGGAAACAGGAAGAGCCTCCTGCCATTGAACCCTTCACTTTCACCGAGGAGCAGCGGGCGGCGGTCTATGCAGCCATAGCAGTTTTTACTCAGAGCTGGAACCCTGCTACCGATCCTGATGAAATATTGGACTGGCATTATGGTCGTTCCTATAGCCTCGGTCTCCTTCGTGCGGCGGAAAGCCTTGGCACGGATCAGCCAGTACTTAATATCATTAACAATAGCAAAATATATGAAGGCCTCGTTAAGGATGGTTTCACGCTCGTAAAGAAAGGCACTACCCGGGAGATAACGACAAAAGTCATAGCCGAGATGGAGGCGCAGATGCTGGCCGGCACGAATTCAAGGCATGTGGCCGACGTGCTTTCTAAGGTATTTGATAATGCAAACGATAACTGGGAGCGACTGGCCAGATCAGAGATGGCTATGGCGGCTGAGACGGCGAAGATTGACGAGTTCAAGGCCGAAGGGGTAGATAAGATGCACTATTATGCCGCATTCGACGCCTGCCCTATATGTCTCCCCCTTGAAGGGGATTATGATATTAATGACGTGCCTCTGCCGGTGAGGGATACCCATCCCAGGTGTTATTGTACACTCGGCCCGGTAGTCACAGAAGGCTGAGTATTAATAATGGGGGTCTTATATGGCAGAGCGCGGCGGGAAGATAACAAAACAAAATAATGAATTCAGGAGAGGGAGTAGCTATGAAAAAGGTAATGATAACAGGGGTACTGGTAATAATGTTTCTGGCGGGGTGCGTAGTCCCGGCAATGGCGGGGGACTTCGTCCTGATGGAAAACCAGGCGGCAACGGGAGCCGGCACAGCGGTACCGATTAACGAATATATAGAGAACTGGACATGCCAGGTAACGATTACGGGCGGTCCGTCTGCCGTAACGGTGAGAATAGAGGGGAACCTTGGAGGTTTACTGTATGACCCTACAGGCATGGCGGTGCAGACATTGAGTGCGGGACAACTGGCCGCAGGAATAGCTACCTTCTTGATACCCAATGGTTACATGGCTAATCTGCGGGCATATGTGGTGACACTTACCGGAGGGACAGACCCGGACGTTAGCGTTACCTGTGGAGGTGTACCGAGATGAAAAGGCTTAGCATTCTTATATTTCTGCTTTTCTATGTATCCCCTGCCTGGTCCCTTGATGAACACGGCCCGGCATGGAAGATCCAGGACGGCGTTGTCAGCCCCGGGGTTTCGGCGACTTCCGTTGATTTTACCGGATACACCACATCGGGCTTGACGGTTTCGGAAATAGACCCGATAGCAATGCCTGTTCTTGCAAATGTGTCGAGTGACTTAAATACCCTTGAGGCTGCTTTCGATATCCATACAGGGGTAGGTCACGCAGATATGGCAAAATCTATGTATGATCCTAATGCTAAGAATGGGGATGCCTTCGATGCTGATAACCATGATCACAGTATTATAGGTTCACCAACGTACTCCTCCATTCAAGACTCAATCAATGTCACTCAATCTGCTGGATGGATTTCTGGCGGGGGAATTACCGATTTAGCGAATGGCACGGTAGATGTAGCTGCTGGTACTGGTCTGATAAGAGCAATAGATAGTGATGTTGCTGACCTGAAGCTATTCGACTGGTCTTTAGCTGAGGATGTGGCATTGACTGATAATGTTACCAACTATATCTATGTTGAATACAATGCCGGGAGCCCTCAAGTAGCCGTAGACACTTCTGAAAGGACGGATTTTAATACAGCCATTCAAATTGCAATAGTTAGTCGTAGTGGAAATGAGCTTCATATAAACGAAGCGGAAAGGCATACAGTAGGTAATGCCACTGACCTTACAGTAAGGAGATTTAAGGCTACCGCACACATAGAGCAAGCAAGTGGTGGCATTATCGGAGAGACAGGCACTAGAAACATATCTGTTACAGCAGGCGATTGGTGGGAAGGTCTTACTAATTTTCAGACGGTAGCTTTCGATAGTTCGACTTCCATTCAAACATTTGACAAGGTGTGGTATCAGATAGATAGTTTTACGAACTGGACAACCCTATCAAATGTTTCTCAGATAGACAACAGTAACTATAATGATGGTGATGGTCTTGTTAGTTTATCTGGTCCAAGATACGGCGTGCATTGGGTCTACATGGAAACAGATGGACACGTTGAAGTCGTGTATGGTCAAGGCGATTACACGCTAAGCGAGGCTCAGGATGCTGCGGTTGTTGATAATCTGCCTTCTCAATTCAATGAACATGCTTTCATTATCGGAAAGATTATTATTAAGAGCTCAGAAGCAGCTTTCACTACCGTTGAGAGTGCTTTCGAGACTGAGTTTAAAGGTTCACAACCAACTGACCACGGGAACTTGCTAGGCTTGTCAGATGATGATCATCCTCAGTATGTTAAGACCGTAGGTGACACTATAACGGGGGACCTTACCGTTGAAGGGTACATCTATGCACCAGCCCAGGGTGGTAATCTTCATTACAGTTCGAACCCTGGGACATATCAGAACATGAGTACCGAGGATATATGGTATACGAATACAACATGGAGCGATAAAAATACATTTGGAAATATCTCAGCAAACCTCTCGAACGGCACGTTTTCTTGTTTAACTGGATGTGATGGTAAGTATATTGTTCTGGTAGATAATAGCCTGAGGGCCAATGCAGGGTCTTTGATCTCGCAAGGCATCTTTAAAAATTTATCAGTCGATGACAGTTTCAGTAGAGAGATGACAGTAGGGCCGGAAAGGCCACCTATCTCTCTTAGCCTCACAGTTTCAGGTGGTAGCGGTACTGCTTGGGATACTTATTCTTCACTAGAATGGATACAAAATCCAGACACCGACGTAATTAAGATAAACGAAGCGGTGGGAGGGAGTGATCCTGATTTTATATTGGAGACACAGTACAATGTGGACATCCCTTATTTACTAACCATATATAATAGCTTGTACGATGGCGGACACACTATTAAAATTAGATCGTGGAACTACGATATACCAGCGTGGGTAAACCTAAGAGATTCAACAGGGAAAGAGTTTTCTTCCGATGTCCCTGATGCTGCCGGAACTGACTTTTTTAGACGTCAAACTACTCAATACGAATTTCCTCCTAATGCCAATGACTTCGTAAGTGGTGGTATAGTGAAAATTCAATACTATCACACTGGTGCCGGGCTTAATGCCGATTCAGCAGAAATAGATGCGATGAGAATTAGAGATCGAGTTAATAGCATACCTTTCCCATCACACCACGAAATGGATTTAGTAGCTGGTGATACGATAAGCTTAGGGTTTATGACAGATACTCCCGATACTCACTTTATTAAAGATCATATGGATATAACGATAATAAGGATTGGGGACTCGTAATGAAGAGTATATTCCTATTAATAACGCTCATGTTATCACCAGCGCTGTCCAGTGCCGGAGACATAGGGATATCATATTCATCTTCCTCGAGTAGTGTTGAAAGTAACACCATGTCTGCCGAGATCTCTGACCAGTCAGGGCCATTCGACTTTCGTGCTGAATACAATTACGGCAAAACCGATGGCATAGTAAGTACTGATAATGGCGAGGTTTCCATTGGTTACGATCCAATTATTACCGAGAGGGTAAGCCTATGGTTCGACGAGAGAGTTGGCTACAACAAAATGATGGGCGTCAGGTTTGAAAATTTCGTAGGGTTTGGCCCTAAGTATTATATCATGAAGAGCGAGGAGAGAAAACTATCTCTAAGCACCGGGATATTGTACCACTACAGAGCTGATGCTGAAGAAGGTGATGGTCGTTATTCTCATAGGATTAAATATGGTGATGCCTGGATCTCAGGTGTTTATTTTTACCAGCCCAACATGAGGGATTCATCGGACTACATAACCGAGGGAGAGATCAGGATAAAGCTCAGTGATGTGCTATCTGTTTTATATAGGGAAGAGTACCGTTCTCTTGATTCTATCAGAGAGATAGAAAAGATGATTATGTTTAACTTTCATTTTGATTTTAAAGAGGTAAAGTAGGATGGGAAAGGCAAAGGATAAGTGGGAGACTATGAGCGTATGGCAGAAAAGAATAACAATACTTTCCTTCTTCGGCTTGTTGCTGACAGGCTCTGTAGAAAGAGGCATGGCTGCATACAGCCACTTCGCTACCAATGAAAGAGCTGATCAGATAGAGAGTATGGTTATGGTAGTAGAAAACATGGTTGTAGCAACAAACACCGAGAGGCGTATTGAGTGGCTGGAGAAACAGGATGTGGCCTGCTCTGATGAAGAGAAGGCTGCTGATCAGTCTGAACGCAGGAAGATTAACTGTAAGAAGTGGCGCAAGGAACTTGATGATAAATATAAAGAGTTAGAAAAACTTCAAACATAAGGAGAAGTAAAGATGCTCTTTATTACAAATAGAGAAATGGTTAAAGGTCTTCATGGATTTTCTTTTCATTTAGATAATAATGCCCCCGGGAATAGTGTCCTGTTTTGTGAAGCCGGCGAGAAGGGACATAAAATGATTGACTCTGCCTGCTTTATGGGACAGATGAAGGAATCAGAGTATAAGCAGATACTTTTCTATATACACGGTTATTCAAACCTCCCGGAGCCGGACATCTTCCCCCGGGCTAAAAAACTCCAGGCCATGCTCGATAAGTTTGAACCGGGCCTGGCACTTGTCGTGCCTATTATCTGGCCATGTGACAACGACCTGGGAGCGATCAAGGATTATTGGGATGATCAACAGGCTGCCGACGCCAGCGCTTTCTCCTTTGCGAGGCTCCTGCAGAAGTTTATAGCATGGAGGGGGGCGAATACTGAAGATGAGCAATGTTTCAAGAGGGTCAATATATTGGCCCACTCGATGGGGAACCGCGTCCTGAGGAGGACATTGTTTGACTGGGACAGGTATCATTTAGCTAACGGCGTGCCGATGTTGTTCAGGAATATCTTTATGATGGCAGCTGATGTGGTGAATGAGACGCTTGAAAAGGGGAAGGCTGGTGAGCATATACCTTTGTCGGCAAGGAACGTGGTGAGCTATTATGCCTCCGACGATATGGCCATGCCGGCAAGTAAGATTACGAACCTGAAGAACAAGATAGTATCGAGAAGGCTGGGCATGACCGGGCCTGAAGATATGAGTAAGGTTCCGGACAATGTCTATGCCATAGATTGCGATGACTTCAATAACAGCTATGACTTTCCGACAGGACATTGTTATTTCCTTGATGACGGGAAGGGGAAACCGGGGGAGGCCTTTCTTCATATGGCATCATGTATAAAGACGGGAAGGGTCAGGTCTGAAAAATATAGGCGGCTTATACTTGCCCATGGATTTACTAAAAAAGAAAACAAGGAGATGAGATGAGTTCTTACACTAAGGGTTTTTTTCAAAAAGCGACAAAGTCAGGTGTGGAAATCACGCCGGAGATGCTGGAGAAGATAAATAAGTTTGCTCCGAAAACTCAAAAGGCCGAAGATCTTTATGTCCGAAAATTCCTATTGGCCCATGACACTATCGATAGAGATAGGGAGAGGTTCCCTGAGTCTATGCTTACGGACTTTGTTAATACCCTCCCAGGAAAGAGCTTCCTCTTTGCTCATGACGGAAGAAACTTTCTTCCCATAGGTTTATGGTTTGATGCTGAAACAGAAACCATAACTCCTGAAAAATTCAAAGAGCTCACTGGTGAAGATGTCAGGCTTCCGCCTGGGCAGGCAATGGTAAAGGTACTCTTTGCCTGGAACTACATGCTTAAGTCGGAAGAAAACAAGAGCATGATAGACAACATCGATGCGGGGATATATCGCCATGTCTCTATCAGGTTCAATGCCTCCGATCTTAACCCTATAAAAGAGGATGGACTTACGCTCTATTACGAATATTTTGGGCCAGGAGAGGCGGAGGAGGGCTCTCTTGTATGGCTCGGGGGGCAAAATGGCGCTACGTCCCAGAAGGCGGCAAAAGACAAGGAATTACCCATCTCCGACTTAAACGGAGGTGTTCATATAAAACAACAAAAACAGGAGGAACTCATGTTAAAAGGATTAAAAGGCGCTCTCAGTCTCGATGACGATGCGAGCGAGAGTGTAGTTGCAAAAAAGGTAAGAGAGATCGTTGCCAGAAATAAAACCCTTGAGCCGATTATTGCCATCATCGGTGATGACGCTACTATTGAGAGTGTCAAGACGTTGAAGGCCCAGGCGGATGACGGGGCGGGATATCGTAAATCCCTTATCGAGGATGCCTTGAGGTTCGGGTCACTTATCGGAGAGGTCGAGCCTGATGGTGAAAAGCAGAAGAAGGAGGCTGAATTCCTCGGCACCTGGCCCATAGAGAGACTCAAGTCTCACAGGGATAAATTTGAGGCCGTTGCGCGTAAGGAATTCCCTCAGGAATTCACCCTCAAGAGCAAGGACCAGGACGATAAGGACCATGGCTCTCAGGGAGAGGAAAGTCCGCTGCTTAAGGATGCTCAGAAAAGGGCGGAGGCAGCAAAGAAGTAATAAGTAACAATTGATAATTGATAGTTAATAATTATCAATTATCAAATAACAATTATGAATTAATACGGAGGTTTTAAAATGGCAGAATATGAAGAGGGGAACTACCCTAGTGACGTAATACTTAACGAGGAAGATATACGTTATTCCCGTGAAAAGGTTACGGTCATCACAGGGCAGGTCCTCACAATAGGTATGGTTGTGGGTAAGCTCCATACGGGTGCAGTGTCGCAAGACTATACGGGCACAGGTGATGGCGTTATGACGCTTGATGCAACGACGCCGGCACTGGCCGGGGTACAGGTGGGCGATTATAAAGTTGTCTGCATTGAGGAAGTCGGAGACGGCGGTCTCTTCGAGATACTGGATCCCCAGGGGAATAGTCTTGGTCAGGTTGCCGTGGGTGATACCTTTGCCAACCAGATTAAGTTTGCTATTGCCGACGGCGCAGAGGACTTCGATGTGGCCGATGTCTTTGTCATTAATGTGGCGCCGGGCTACAAGGTGACGCAACTGGCACCGGCAGGGACGGACGGGTCGGAGCTTGCAGTTGGTTTTATGGCGAGCGATACCGATGCGACTGCCGCCGATGTGGATGGCGTAGCCATTCTCAGGGAGGCCATAGCAAAAGATACGGGTCTCGTATGGCCTGCAGGTATTACGGATCCACAAAAAAGTACTGCTCTTGCTGAATTGGAGAGAGCGGGAATAATAACAAGAACGGGGGTATAAAAAATCATGAGTATGTTTAATTTAGCCAAAGATCCGGCTTTTAACCTGGCGTCTCTCACGGCGGCCATAAACATCCTGCCCAACAATTACGGCAGGCTCGAACAGATGGGGCTCTTCCCTGTAAAGGGAGTCAAGACGAGGGCCATCTATGTGGAAGAAAAGAACGGCGTCCTTACTCTGCTCCAGACGCAGCCCGTAGGTTCTCCCGGTACGGCCGGGAAGTCGGGGAAGAGGAAACTGCGCTCCTTTGTCGTTCCGCATATCCCCCATGACGATATCGTCCTGGCCTCGGACGTGGACGGCGTCAGGTCTTTCGGGACTGAAGACACGCTCCAGACGGTGACCAATGAGATGAATGATAAACTGCAGGCGATGAAGAACAAGCATGCCATCACCCTGGAGCACCTCAGGATGGGAGCACTCAAGGGCATCATCCTCGATGCCGACGGAAGTGAGCTCTATAACCTCTATACAGAGTTTGATATCACGGCAAAAACTATCGATTTCAAACTCGGCACGGCCGCCACCGATGTCCGCGGGAAATGCCTGGAGGTGGCAAGGCATATAGAGGATAACCTTCTTGGCGAGGTAAGTACGGGAGTTCGTTGTCTTGTCTCCCCGGAGTTCTTTGATGCGTTTACGAAGCATGCCAAGGTGGAGAAGGCCTTTACCTATTTCGAAAACCAGAACCAGGACCTATCTAAGGACCTCCGTGGGGGCTTTAAGTTTGGCGGCATCACCTTCGAGGAATATCGTGGAGTCGCAAGCGATGCGGAAGGGACTGCGAGGAGATTCATTGCGGACGGAGAGGGGCATGCCTATCCTGAGGGTACTATGGATACCTTTAAGACAGCTGCTGCCGCTGCCGACTTTAATGAGACCGTCAATACGATGGGTCTGCTCTATTATGCGAAAGTGGCTGAAAGGAAACATAGAAGGGGTTATGATCTGCATACGCAGAGTAATCCTCTTCCTCTTTGCCAGAGACCGGGCGTTCTGGTTAAGGTGCATTCGTCTAATTAACAATTGATAGTTAATAATTAATATTTAATTACCGGGGCGGGGGAAAAACCGCCCCGGCAATTAAACCAAGGTAGTCATGGCATATAGCACTGAAGCGGATATGATAAAGGCTCTTCCGGAAGAGACGATTAAGGAGCTTACCGATGATGAGCAAGAGGATGAGATACATTCCCCTTTTGTTGTTGAGGCGATTGACAAGGCCGACGGTGAGATTGATGCATATCTGGTCAACCGTTACACTACGCCACTGGCAGTCCCTATCCCTGCTATTATCAGAGGGCTATCTGTAGATATCTCGATCTATTATTTATATAAGCGTCGGGTAGAGGAGATCCCCGAGACCAGACTCGTAAGTTATAGAGACGCAGTCAGGACTTTGCGTGATATACGGGATGGCAAAATGCCTCTGCCTGTAACGGAAGATGATGAAGAAACTGCCTCAGACATTTCTTTTGGCGCCGTAAAGTCATCACATTTTTATAATGAGCCTACAACAGGGTCATGATAGGTTTTAATGTAGTCATAGACGGAGACGAGGTCCTTATTAAGGGTCTTGATTCGCTGGAAGAGCTACTTCCGTCAGCCATACAAGACGGGCTGGGGGATATTATAGACAGGGTCCATGCAGCGGCGATCAGGCGACTGCAGGGGCCGAGAAGAGGAGTCAGGACGGTAAGGGCGAAAAAGTCGGGAAGGCAGCGTACCGTGGCACTAAAGCCGGAACTGGCAGGCAGCGACCCCATACCGAGAGTTACAGGTAATCTGCTCAGGCTGGTGAACACTGTTAAACCGGGCAAGAGTAAAACCTCGAGGGGACTTGTATTTACGGCGGGTCCACTTGAAGCGATATTATATGATTCCGCCCGTTATGCATCACAGATCTCCGAAGGGAAGGGTTCATCGTCAAAGTATGGCGCCAGGCCTTTCGAGAAGGATGCCGTAGAAGAGGTGGAACCTCAAATGGCTGCAATCATAAACGAGAGGATAAACAGGTTGCTTAATGGACTCAGACTCTGAATTAGATTTTGAAACAGTAGAAGACGCGATAATTAACGCAGTCAGGCGAGAGATGCCCGACCTGAAGACGGTAAAGAATTATGCCGGCGAACTGGAAGAGAATGATCTTAAAAAAATGACATTCCAATTTCCTGCCGCCTTCATTATTTACAGAAATAGTGTTGAGACATGGGTAGACGGCCAGACCTTTAATGAAAAAGCTACCTTTGCCGTCTTTTTTGCTTCCAAGAATTTCAGGGGTGATGAGAAGGTGCGGAAGGATACTAAAAAGGGTATCTATAAATTTTTAAAAAAGGGTATGGAGGTATTGACAAATAAGACCTTCGGCCTCGATATAGAAAGGCTGGCGCCCACGAGAAAATACCTGGTATTTACATCGAAGGAGTGGGCGGCTTACGGCATTGATTTTGTGACTAATTTTGATACGAATTATTAAGGAGGCTTCATGATAAAAGTCAAAGTAATCGCCCTTATCGGGGGCACGACTCACCCTGTATTAGGAAAGCTGGAGGAGGGGAAGGAGTATGAGATCGATGTGCGCCGTTTCGGTGACAAGATCTTCAAGCCTAAAGGCAAAGAAAATAAGAAGGTGATTGAGAAGTATATCGCCTCATTAAGTAAACCAGGGGAGGTGGCAGCGGCCCCTCCGGAAGAAAAAATAAAGGAGGATTCATCAAATGGCTGACGGTGTATCAGGAGTTGAGATAGAGAGTGCCCTGCTGAAGGCGGCAACATGGAATACGGCAGAGGAGGCGGGAGCTGACGACGGGATGCTTGTTTTGCCGACATCGGTTAAAAAGACCACAAACTTTGAAAAAGACGATTCTCTCGGGATCCCTTACAGCAAGGAAGCCGATCCGGGTCCTATCGAGGTCAACGGAGATATTCCCTGCTATTTGAGATATGACGGACTGGACAGGCAGCTAGCTATCCCTATGGGTATAGCGGGTGCGCCGGCACAACAGGCAGCAACGGCGGCATATGCCTATGTCTATGACTGGGCTGAGCATATAGACGGTCTGTTCGGGACATATATCAAGAAGATGAAGACCTATATTGAGGAACATACCAGTATCAAAATCAGCGGTATTACCATCAAGGGAGAAACGGGCCTGCCTGTGCAGCTTATTCTCCACACGGACAGCGTCAACAAGATAACCGATTCTGCCGTTAATACGCTGGCCACCTTCAACAATGTTACTTTCTTCGAAAGGTCGAAGCGGTTGCTTTATTCTCATGCCGTTTTCAGGATGAATAACCAGGAAGGTGCAGCTCTCGGGGGGGGAGATGTGATTTATCCCTCATCATTTGAGCTGATGGCGAAGCGGGCCGTAAAGGGTGAGCATACGGGAGAGTACAAGAGCTCGCAAAATAACGATCTGATAGATGAGCCCTGCACGGAAGATCAGCCCGAGATAACACTGAAGCTTAACTTTCCCAGGCATTCGAGCAAGACCTTGTTGGAGGATCTCGATAATAATCAGTACAAGAAGATCGATATAACCTTTACGGGATCCCAGATTGAGACTCCTTACAACAGGGAGTTTAAGATCGAATTGCCGAACGTGCAGATCACCAACGACGATCCGGCAGATGAAACGGGGGCCATAAAAGAGCCTCTCGATATGATGGTCCACGGCTGTGAAGTTGCCCCTACAGGGATGGCGTTTACCACCCCTTTAAGGATATCCGGTATAAACAAGCGGACGACTGATCCGCTGGCGTAATAAATAATTAATCAAGGAGAAAATAAATGGATCTAAGTCAGCTAAGTGAAAAAGAAGCCCCTAAGGCGTGGATTCCTTTTGGAGATGATGAGGTACTCATCAGTTATATCTCCCGGCAAGACCTTAAGAAGCTTCTTAAAAAGGCTAAAAGGAGCACCTTTATCAGCCACCAGAAGGTTGAAAAGGTGGATGACGAACTGGCAGATCAACTACTGGGAGAGGCAGTGGTTAAAGACTGGAAAGGCTTCACCATGAAGAAGAAGTCTTATCCCTGCACCCCGGAAAATATCGCGTTTTTGATGTTGAACTGGTCTTCTTTTTCTGCTTTTGTCAATCAGGCCTGTACCGACCTTCAGCTTTTTGCTGAAAAGGAAAAGGAAGAAGTAGAAAAAAACTAATAGAGCACATCCGGGCAAAGATTGACTTCCCGGGTGTGTCTTGCGAGGACTGCTGGGAGGCCATTGAAACAGATGATGAGATCCCGGCATGTGAAACTGAAAAAGGTTGCATGGTCCCGTCCCTTAGCGAGAGGGGGCGGGAGATTATGGAACTCAGGGCAAAGCTTATCAGCCTTAGTGGTCTGGTAGATCCCGGCACGATACTGAAGATGTATGGCGCCGATATTGATGATATTGAACTACTCGCCTTTGTTGAAGAAGGGATTAAGAAGTTAGAGCTGAAGGAAGAAGATGGCTGAAGTTGTAATTATAGTTAAGGGAAAAAATGAGTCGAAGGGCGCTTTTAATGCTGTGAAGGACTCGGCGACTTCGGCCTTTGATAAGGTAAAGTCTGTAGGGAAGAGCGCCTTTGCAGATCTAAAGTCTATCGCTTCCGACTTTAAAGCTCATTGGGTTGGCGTGACGGCCGCTATTGCCGGTGTATGGATAACCGCAAGAAAGGCATGGGATCTTGCAGCGCAAGCAGCGCAATTTGAGCAGTCAAGGCAGGCCTTCCGGGGGATGGTACAATCTATGGGGCGTGATGCCGAGGTAGAGTTTGGAAGGATTCGCGAGGCTTCAGCAGGTCTGATAGATGATAAGAGCCTTGTAGAATCGGCTAACAAGGCGATGTCTCTAGGGATACCTATAGAAAAGCTTGCTAGTCTTATGGAGATAGCAAGGGCAAAGGCGCGGGACATGGGAACTACAGCCACCTCGGCCTTTAATGATATTGCAATAGGTATCGGCCGTGGCAGCCCCCTCATACTCGACAACCTTGGACTAGTTGTAAAACTCGGCCCGGCATACGAGGCATATGCAGACAGCGTCAATAAAACAGTAGAACAGTTGTCAGATCAGGAGAAGAAGACTGCCATACTTAACGCCACGATCGAGGCGGGAATCGAAGCATTAGACCGGCACGATCTGTCTCTTCTAACTAATCTTGAAAGGATGCAGAAGATGACAGCTGCATTCACAAATATGAAACTACAGGCAAGTGCTCTTGTCACTAAGGGGTTAATGCTGGTCTGGGGTACTCTCAATTTAATTTCAGCAGGAGCGGAACAGGTATCCTCTAGCCTTTTTAGGGTTCTCTCTGGATTCGGAGGCCTTACCGATGCGGTGCGTCTTTCAAGTGGCGCGTATGAACATTGGAAGAAAAAAGCAGATGATGCCGCTAAAGCATCGAAAGACTTATGGAAAGAGTCTAAGGATAGTTTTGGGTCTTTACTTCTTTCCGCACAGGATGTAGCCAAGGCAACTGAGACTATCACTAGAAAATCTAAAGGTGGTGATGGCGCAGTCGATGCATCAAAGAAGGCTCTTAAAGAACACCAAAAATTTTTAAAAAACGTTCTAAGTGAAGAGGTCAAAGACTGGAAGGGCTATTACTCTCTGTTGGGAAAGGAGCATAAAGAAGCTGCTCAGGAGAGATTAAAATGGGAGGGCTTAGAGAAAGAGACTAAGAGGGAGGGGACTGATATTTTCAAATCTATCAGTGAGACATTTAACCCCGCACCTGCCCTTGATGAATTTCAGCAGTTTTGGAATCAGGTTGACGCCCTCGACGCATCGGCTACGGCCGCTATGCAGATGGAGGGAGAGGCCAAGGTTAATGCATTTAGGGCAATCCGGCTGCAACTGACAGAGCTTCCGAAAGAGGTAAAGGAAGGTTCGGACGAAATAGTAAGCTCTCTTGAAGTGTTCAATCTGGTAAGCATCCGCTACGAGGAGTGGAGTAAAGCTATCCAGGATACTGTTGTGCAGGAGAAAGAAGCCGCTGCCTCTCGGGAAGCAATACTTAAAACAGCTATGGAGGAGGCAGAAAGAGAGGTCAATAAACTTAAAGACCTAATGAAAAATCTCACCATGGATGTGGATAATAGCAAAGCCAAGTCGGCTATCAAGGAAGTTGAATCAATGCTTGCCTCCATTCCTCCCGTCACCACGAAAACGATCTTGTTAGAGACAACAACTACAGGTGGCGGGCCGGTAGCTGCAAGGGGAGGGGCTTCCGCTGCTGTCGTATCCGGAGGTGTCGAATCAGCAGATCCAAATGCCCCTTTCGGTAGTTTCGCCGTGGGAACCCGTTTTGTTTCCAAGACCGGCATAGCTCAAGTTCACCAGGGCGAGGATATCTCCACTCGTAGCGAGGTGGCGAGCAATAACAGGAAAGCCCAGGTTAACTTTGGAGGGGTAACTATTCCCATAACTGTAGTGGGTGGGAAAGAGCCGGAGCAGCAGGCGAAAGAACTGGTCAGACATATAGACAGGGAACTTAAGAATTTGAAAGCGTCTTACGCATAAAAAGGAGGATTAAGCATGAAGGGAACTAAGGGGCTTAATAATGTTAGGGCCAAAGGTGAGCTTACAGTTATCCATATTGATAAGGATGGTAAGGAGCTGGCTAGGGACATTTATAAAAACCTTGTAGTCGATACCGGTAAAAATGTAGGCATACAGCAGATAGTTGGTGCGGCCGGCGGCGGGGCCCAACCTGCGAAATTCAACTACATCGGAATAGGGACGGATGACACGGCTCCTGCCGCTGGAGATACGGTTTTAGGCACACAGGTGGGAACCAGGGAGCAGGATACGGATCCATCGTTCCCTTCCACGGGGAAAGGTGAGATAGAGGTGACTTTTGCCGCAGGGAACGGCACAGGGACGATTGAAGAGACGGGCCTTTTTAACGCTGCCGGTGGCGGAACTATGTATGCCAGGGCATTAATAGGTCCATACGTTAAAGCCGCTGAGGATGCGCTCATTGTTACGTGGAGACCGGGTCTATTGTAGGGGCAATCCCTCGTGGTTGCCCTTCTTTTGGGCGGGTACAAGACCCGCCCCTACAAAAATCTCTAAACACTGGTAATTGATTGATGGTTTTTGATAAACGCTGGTTTAAACAACATGAGAAGCTTCTCCTCCTCGTTGCTAATATGTGGCCGGGCAGGTTTTTCTTCGGGATTTCGGGAAGCGTGCCGCGAGGCAAGCAGATCAAAGAGATCATGCCTGACAGCGTCACATGGATCAAGGAGAAGGGTGTTTATCGTACTGAATTTCTAAATCTCGATAAGTATGGCCACCGCCTTTATTCAGGCCTGAAGCCCTTCTGGTATCTTCTTCACTTTATAGACTGGCTGTTTAGCTTTGCCCCCATCCCCCGGCTGCGCTTTAATTTCGGCTTTGATACGCTTACCGTATATCCGGCAGCAGGCGCGAATGAGCCGGTGGATGGATATGTGGGTAGGACGTCGGGAGGAGAATCTTTTAATGACCTCCGTTCTAATGCAGGGACCCTTGCTAATGTAACTGATATCTGGGGACCTATAGCCTCTCTTAAAGGCGGAACAACCTCGGATGAATTTACCCGTATAGACAGGGGGGTTTTCCTGTTTGACACATCTATTCTGGATACAGATGCAACTATTAATTCGGCAACGGTCTCGCTATATGGTGATTATAAAGAAAATAGTCTGGGCCTTAGCGATGCAGAGGCTGGATTAGCGCTGGTAGGTGCGGCCCCTGCAGATGATGATGCGCTGGTTGCCGCTGACTATCAGTCTCTTGGCGCTGTCAGATATTCGTCGGATATACCTTTTTCTTCTTTCGATGATTTTGATTATAATGATTTTGTTTTAAACGCTGCCGGTCTGGCGGCAATATCCAAAACCGGCCTTAGTCGCTTCGGGACATATCTTGCAATGGATCTGGATGGCGGCACACCATCATGGGTTTCATCTGCAATTACCGAACTATGGGTGAAATTTGTAGATATAGGTTTCCCGGCTACTTACCCTAAATTGGTTGTTGACTGGACGTTGGAGGCAATACCGGGATACGTTACTGCCGACGATGAGGTTGCTGTAACGGCCTTTTCGGAAGTTGCTGATAACGTTACGGCCACCGATGAGATCGAAGCGCTTAGATTTAGATCAATTATTGTCGATGAAGGCGACGCAGAGGCAACTGACGAAACTGACGCTTCTTTAATCACCTTTGCGTCAGAGTTAAATAAAAAGATCGGAGCCGCGCCTGTATGGATACTTAAATGCCCTTTCGCCACCGGCACTATTTATCTGTCGGACAGAGTCTTTAGCGTCTCCGGGTGGGAAGGAGGCATCACAACAAAAGGGTGGGTAAAGAGATGGTCGGCCATCGATGAGGATATTGCAAGTGAGCTCGCCTCGCCTCTTGTTTCTGACCTGTCCCTTGATTTTGTTATTGACCCCGCTGCGACCCCCTCCATAGATGATATATTATGGGACGTTTCTAATGATGTGGAAAAAACAGACTGTGAGCTTTTCTTATGGTTTCTTGGTTTTGAAGGATCGGGCGTTTTCCCTGAGACCTTCTGGATCGGTAATATTATTGACTTTGAGACGCTCGACGAGCTGACTTGCAGCGTGCAGCTTATCGATCAATCTGTGGGGATCAATAAGTCGATAGGAAATAAACTCAATACAACGGACTGGCCTAATGCAGATCCTGATGATATAGGCAAAGTGATACCGATAGTTTATGGGGCTGTGGAAAATCTCCAGGCGCTGGCCATTGACGCAGGCTGGGTAACTACTCTAGCCGAGGATATTGCAGAGGGAACAACCTCTTTTGACATTACTGATGCCACAGGCCTTGCAGCTCTCGATGTGATACAAGTCGAGGATGAACAGATCAGGATTGGGTCTATAAGTTCAAACACTTTGAACGGTTGTACGAGAGGCTATAGTGCGACGACGGCAACGACACATGATAAAGGTATCCATCTCGGGAAAGTCCAATCAGAATACTGGTATCTGCTTGCCGATCATCCGGTAAAAAGTATTGGAGACGTCTTTGTTGACGGGGTGAGACAAGTTGGAGGTGACTTCACTAAGTATACGGATCATAGCGGAAAAGCGAAGGTAAAATTTACAGCTCTTCCTGTTCTTAGAAAGAGTGTGGATATAGAGGTTGATGATAATATTACTGTACAGGACTATGCAGTCTCGCATAATGATGGAATAAACCAGGATGCAGTTAAGATAACCAATCAAAACTCAGCAGAAGAGTTTGATTTCTTATCAGGATTCACTACATCGCAGATCAAAACTATTGCGAGATTTACTCATCCTGGTTATTCGTATTCCGAAGCCACCTATACCGTTAATTGCAGAGTCAATATATGGGCGTCGCTTGCTGATGTAATTGTCTCTGCTAGACTAAATACAGAATTAAATGGAGCAGGTGGTGGTACTACAGGCCCTTGGGTAGCGGTGATGTTATGGAGGAATGATGGTCTGGGTTTTAATTTTTACACAACTGTATTGCAAACTTTTTCAACCTTGTCTGGTGGAAATTCATATTTAGAAGTTAAAGTGGAATCAGGTAATGCTAATGGACTCTCTTACTTTCAGACAGTGTCAGTTTCGAGAGCAGTTAAGGCCGCAGCATCTGTTGTCGGTACAGGAGTGTCATCGAAGACGCTTGCAAATAAGGCTAAAATTTCCGGCGGAAAAGCGTATTACGTCGGACTTGTTGGGAACTCATCCGCAGATACAGTTATAGGAAGTCAGGTAACAGCCGACGTGGACGGCCAGCCTGATGACGGGAGCGGTACTTATACAGGAACTCCGAATGCCCTTATCGAGCGGCCCGATCACGTAATGAAGCATCTCCTTGCTGTCCATGCCGGGTTTACGAACTTCACGACAGATGCCGGGAGCGAATTTCAGACAAAGGGTTATACCTTTGCCGGCGTGATAAATGAATTAAAAAAACTGAGGCACTGGACAAATTATCTCGCATGGCAGAGCCGCTGTTATTTCCGTTTTGCCGGAGGGGAGGCTCAGCTATTATGGAGGCCTGACGCTATAACGCCGCTAAAGACAGTCACATCAAATATGATACGGCGGAAGGAAGATCATAGGACTACGCTTAGGGGTCCCAAACGATCACCCTTACATGAGGTGGTTAATGTGATAGACCTCCATTATGACAGGGACTGGACAAAGGATGGAGAAGATAGCTATGAGGCACTGGAGTCCGGCAGTGACGCAACGAGTATCGGGAAATATGGTGAGAGGCAAAAACCGGAGCTCTTCTTTTTTGATTTCGTTATCGACCAGGCTATGGCCGCCGACGTGCTTGCTTTTTATATTGCCCGTCTCAAGGACAGGAAGAAGGAATTTTATAAGGAATTATTCCTGGATAATACAGACCTGACTTTCGGTAAGGGATTTACTCTTGAGCCGGCGGGAGATGTTGTTTGTGAAGTGCTGAAAACCAACGCCTATCCAGGAAGCGGCAGGGCTAGACGAAATGACCGGATAATAGTGGAATCGAGGGAATATTAATGTCTATAAAATTTGAAAGAACTGAGGCGCCTATAGGATCAGTAACATTCAGCCGGGCCCCTTCAAGAGGTAACCTGAGCCGCTCCCTGAAGTTTGCACAACCAAAAGACCTGACTGACGGCACCGATGTCTATATCTATGACAAAGGGCCCATAGAGGAGTCTGAAAGCCTTCACTGGCATAATATTCCGAAGGCCGACTATGATGATTTTATTGATTTTGTAAAGAATGTTGTTAACGGTTCGATGGAGACTTTTACTTATACTGATATCGATGATAATGAGCTGACCGTGAGGATATGGAATGGAGAGGAGATTACCTCTGCCCCGGTGGCGTATAACAGAGAGTCGCTGACGGTGGTTTTGAGGGTGGAGGTCTGATGAACCAAATATACCTTAAACCTTGGGATAAAGTAGCGTGGTCTACTCCAGGTCAATAAATCATTCTAAAACACTGAATAAGGATGGGAGATTAAGATGTCTAATAAAACCAGTATGCAAGTGAATGAAAGTAACCGGCTAAGAGCCGCGACAAATACCTATAATAATACTGTTGTTCCAAAAGTTAATGATCTTTTGGCGGGTTATGGTGTGACGGAGCCATTGACGTTGGCTCAAATTGAGGGGCTTACCTTAAAACAGTTAGGCGCAATATTGAGAGATATCTCGCCCATGCTTGGAGCTATAGGTATGGAGATATCAGACAGGAAACTTGAGGACAACCTGGCGGCAGCGGGATATACAAGCGTGGCAGAGGCCACAGCAGATATCCCTAATCACTTAACCGGAGATGCCGCCATACACGCAACTGCCGTATTTACACATACTATCAATAATCTCGCGATACTTGAGGGTCTTGTTGACGCCGGCTTAATGTTTACCCTTCTTTCTAAAGTTGTTGACATTAAAAATGCGATCGTAAATACGGCTGGGGAGATGACTCAAATATGAGTTTTACGCAAAAAATATTAATTTCTCTTTCGGATCAAATAGATACTCCCTCCATTGAACATAAGAATGTGTTTGAAGGGGAGGGGGATAGGGTAGGGCTTGCTAGTATTATACCTGCGACTAGAAAACTTTTGGTGCATTGTGATGGTGATGATGGCTCGCCTGACTTCCCTGATGCGTCTGCAAGTAACCACATTATAACGGCGGTAGGTGGTGCTCAAGTTGACACAGCTATAAAGAAATTTGATACTGGCAGTCTTTTATTAAATGGAGGCGGTGCCCGATTGAATATTCCTACACATAGCGACCTCAATTGGGCGGCAGAAGAATTTAATTTTGAATTTCAAGTGTACAGCACTAACTTTGCTCAAGCAAATGGTGTGTTTTATAGCACTCGTTCACATAGTGCTTATAGTGGGGTGCTGTTAAGAGCTTTTGGGAAAAAGGTAAGGTTTCTTGCTACGATAGGGGGAACGGCTTGGGATATTGATTTTACGTCCGATACTGACTTAGTTAATGGTATGTTTAATCATTTAGAACTTTCTAGAGCAGGTGATGTTTATAGAATATTTCAAGAAGGAATACAAACAGGAACACAAACTAAATCGGGAGCGATACAGTATCCGGGATCAGCGTCCCTAATAGGAGGAGACGCTCCCTCTTCATTGTGGTTTGGCGGTAGTATTGACGAAATAGCAATGGATAAAGGCGTACCGGGACATACATCTAACTTTACTCCCCCAACCGCTGCATACCCCACCTATTCAGACGCTTCACCTTCGCCTGCCGCAATATGGACAGCTATTCCGGTAGGTGCAGAGCTTGATATGAGTACTCTTAAATGCTGGATGTTTAAAGATGGTGTGATTCAAGCGGCAGGGAATACGGACGTTAAGTTTAAATATGCTGCAAATAATGGGGCCTTAGGTTCATCCTTGACATTAGCGGCATTAAGGGCTGAGGGGAACCCTACTATTACCGACGATACGAATAGCTTTAAAGTGGTCGGAGTGTATGCAAGCGATGGAACTTATGAAAGTAAGTCAAGAGTCTTGCTGGAAGTCGATGCGACTTTTCCAGATGGCGCGGCGGGCGGTGGCGGTCTTCAACTAATTAATAGAGGTATCCTAAATGTTTAGAGTATTCAAACAAGGCAATACAGCGAAACTTATTATTGCTATCACTACGAGCCAGTTTTCAACCGGGGCCAAATTTACAGCTTCCAATATAAAGGCTACTTTCTATAAACTCAATGGTGCAAATAACGATCTTGAAATTGATACCGGAATCGGGGCTTCTGGGGTGGTCACGCTTACGGCAAACAAACTCGGTAAAACGGGATGGCATACGGCTTTAATTGATTTTTCAGCTATAACAGCAAAGCAGTATATTGTAGTATATGAAGCCACTATTGATAGCGTTAACGCCATATCTCAAGAGTTTTTAGATGTGAGCGCGGAGCTTGCCAGGCTGGCCCTTTGTGCACTAGAGACTACTTCTCAAGATATGGAGACAAATCTTACTGCCGGGCATGATGCAATTGAAGTGGAGATTGCGGGAATCACAACAGAACGGGTGAATATTCTGTCCGCGACGGGATATGTTAAAAACATTTACTGGGCCAGTGGCGGTAAATACTTTGTTAAGGAATCCGAGGATATCGATATCCCATTCGGGTTTGAAGGAAATCCTACAGGTCTTAAGCTCTGGTTCGCTATAGGTAAAGATCTCAAAAATGCCCCTATTGTTACGAAAGAACTTATAGAAGGGACTGATTGGGATGTCGTCGATGTTGACGGCGTTGATACGGTGGAGGGGATAATACCTTTTGCTTATGCGGATACGGATACCCTGCACGGCAAATACACTGCCGCTGTCATAGTGAGGACATCTGAAACCGAGGCATATACCGGATGGGAGTCATTACTTGTAGTTGATAGACCTGTCGCCAGGGCGGAAGATCTGGCATAAAATAAAAAAACTTGACACTTTGTAAAAGTAGAACTATGCTTTAAACAGATAGGAAATCTAACCCTCATGAGGTACCAGCCGATGACCAACTTCCTTTTACAGCTTGAGCAGCTAAGAATAGCCGACCATTTGGTCGCAGCCCTCCCTTTAGGGACTGAAAGACGTAAGCTGCAAATAAATATCGGTATAAAACTCAAAGAACTATCTAAAGCAATTCAGGTTGAAAGCGCAAAAGGCCACACGTTAGAGCTGGTACCTCAATCACAAACCTTTTGTGCTGAAGACGCAGAAAGGCCCTGTTAAAACTGAATATTCCTTGGCGGGGATATTTGGTGGAGACAGGGCCTCTTTTGTTTTACCACAAAAAGATTATCACAGAGAAATCCATTAAGGGGGAGTCATGAAGATAGAAGATTATAAAGAATATTATTGCCTTGCCCTGACTGAGCTGGTTCGGGGTATGGTATGCCATAACCGGAAAACCAAGGCGAATATTGCCACTCATAACAAGAAGTTTACGCATCGCATGGACCCTTTCACGCTTAAGGCTTGCACCAAATGCAAAGGCGGAAGCGAGGGGCTGATAGTGCCTGGTGAGCAGAGTAAGGAAGTAGTTATATAATGCTAACACCGATCGTAGTTGCATGGATAGAATTCCTGCAAAAAGAACACAACGCCAAGGCCGTTAAAGTCAACGGCGTTTTTAAGGTAGTGCCGATGACATGCGAGACCTGTCTTCATAAATATACCAGTGATACAAAACTTTGTACGACATCCAGTTCAGTTGGGTGCCCCACATGGAAGCATAAGGAGACAAAGTGAAAAAATGTAAACCATATAACGCTATGAACGGTTGGGGGAAGATCTTATCCCTGACGATGAAAAAGACTTCCAAAAAGAAGGATTACCTATCAATAAAGCTAGGATGCCAGGGTCTTAAATATGGGCCTGTGAAGATATACCTGAATGTCTGGAGCGAGGCTAAGGCCCTTGATTATAAGAAGAAGTTCAAGGTAGACCAGCTTGTGAATACCCGTGGAATGATGGGGCAATATATAGGACGTCATGACGCCACCAAAACAAGCGTGAATATATTAGAAATTGCGCCCTGGGACCCGGAAAATGACCAGCACAGTAAGAACCGAATGACCTTTGTTCTTGTGGGCCGCGTTGTCTCTTTTAAGGATGGTAAGACGGAAGGGCAGACGCTGGTATCAATAAGCGACCAATAACCTCCCCTGAAGGTTTGTATCCCTCCAGAGCTTGCTTTCGATATTAAAGAGGCCGGCTTTTTCCGCATCAAAGGGGCAATGCAGATCGAGGAGGATGATCACGGCGACCTGGTAAAGCCGCTGCGGCCTGTTGCGGAAAAGATAGAGGAAGTTGAAGAGACAACCGTGGAGGAGGAGAAGCCGTCCACCGGGGAAGAGACGCCGGAAGATGATAAACCAGATGATGATATTCCTTTTTGATGGGGTGGGGTGATGCTCAAGACAATGATGTTTTGGTCTCATACCCTGAGGCAATGGTGCCTTGCAAGATTAAGTGCATTATGTTGTGGCTACACGACGGCCCCCATCATTTTTTTTAAGCGACAAATATTTTAAATTGTAGGGGCAGGTCTCGTGCCCGCCCTGGAGAAGGGCAACCACAAGGGATTGCCCCTACTTTAAATAAAGGAGGAACTTTTGAAAATAAAAGGTAGTGGGGTTACATTAGAGTTGAATTCAGAAGAAGCCGAGGCATTAACAAAATTAATCGGATCACTTACTTACGACCAAAGTAAAAAAATATTTAATTTAACGGATATTCAGTTTAAAGTTTTAGGTGAGATGAACGTAGATTTCGTTAAATATTTTGAGGGAACTACATAGTATATTTATTTAAAGTTGAATTGAGATAATTATGGACGAGTGGAGCGGTAAAGAGAGCTACGAGGGGTATTTCAAGAAGACAGAGCGGACCATAATGGATCTGTTGACTGGTGGTATTGAAAAGCTTAAGGCAGCAGGGCTTGATATTGAAGCCCGGCCAGGCTATTACCTCTGGGCCATCGATAACGTTCCGGAACAGAAGCAGGAAGAACAAACGCTCCTTGATCGGCTCGGCAAGATGTGGTTTGAAGGTGAGGCATCGACCTCTTTTAATGATAAGGATTTTGAGTCTTATCAAGAGGTAGTAAGGGAATGGGGCAGCGTTACGAATAAGATATATAACAGGTATTTTAAGGCGATGGAGAATCTGTTAGAGACTCAGGGTGAGCCAGTAAAAACAGGGCAAATGTCTTTAGATGGGTTGCCGCCAAAGGATGGACAGGTTGGGGTAGGTTTTTGACCCCATACCGCAAGGCTACGGGGCAGGCAGGATTAAAGGAGGTTTTATGCACAAGATATTGATTACAGGGCCAAGTGGATCAGGGAAGAGTTTAATACTTAATGGCTTGCGTCGGGAATATAAAGCCAGAGGGTATAAGGCTATATTCATTGATAATTACGACAAAGGGGATAATCTGGAAACGTTTATTGAGGTTGAGCTTAGAGCGTTGCCGGCAGAAGCACATCCTGAATTTTGTGTGATTACATCCAATGAGTCTCCGGAAGATCTGGATTGTGATTTCCTTAGAGTGATAAGAACAGGGAGATCATGAGTAAGACAAAGATCGAGTGGGCTGAGGAGGAGTTGCTGCCATGAAAGCCCTTAGCATCCGTCAGCCTTGGATCTGGGCCATATTTAACCTCGGGAAGGATGTAGAGAATAGAACCTGGTCGACGGGGATCCGCGAGAGGGTGATGCTGCATGCCTCTAAGAAATATGACTATGAAGGGGCCCGGTGGATCGAGGAAAACTTCGGCATCGTGCCACCTGACCAGCATAGTTTACCCAGGGGCGGTTTTGTTGGATCCGTGGAGATTGTAGATTGCGTTAAGGAGATGGATAGTAAGTGGTTTTTCGGAGAAATAGGTTTTGTCCTGAAGGACCCCATCGAGGTGGAGTATCAGGCCTGTAAGGGCAGGCTAGGATTTTTCAATATGAGGGAGAGTGAGGCTAAAAGTGGAACCGATAGTTAAAGTTGAAGTTGTGCCTACCAGGTATTGTAAACCTTTTAATATGGAGATAGAGGTTGAAACGTGCCGAACTCGTGTTGTGGCAATAAGGAACCAGTTTGATAGAGAAGGAATCCGGAGTCTCACTAAAGAACAGAGGAAGTGTCATGAATGTAGTGATACAGTTGAACAAGAACTGGAGATTGAAGGGAATGATGATTCAAATTCAGGAGGTGCTGTTATGAGTAATGGACTATCTGTATTAAATGAGAGCCTGTTTGATTCACTCAAGAGATTGAGTGATCCAGCGTTGGAAGGTGCTGCGTTAGAGAATGAGATAGACAGGTCAAGGGCTATAGCTGAGATAGGCAAGCAGGTTATTAGCACGGGTAGGCTTACCCTTGATGTAATAAAGACAGTAAGTCCGGGCAATATAGCGGATTTTTTAAAATTGGAAGATAAGAGCTCAAAGTGAGGTTTATCTATTCACAAGAGCAACTGTATTTTCTTTGCCTTGGGTACAAGGAAATAAGACTACCTGAGCTTACCCAGGCGTTCAATGAGAAATTTGATCTGGATAAAAGCGAAAAGGCAATCAAGACGGCACTATCGAGCCGAGGGTTCACCTGTGGCCGCAAGCCCGGACTTGTGAAAGGTGAGAGGTCAGTACTCTTCACGAAGGAGCAGGTGAGCTTTATTAAAGAGCAATATAAGACATACAGTCGTAATGAGTTAACTGTCGAGTTTAATAAAAAATTTAAGACGGAAATAAGGGTCAGTCAGATAGTTTCCTGTGTTCATAATCAAGGTATTAACTGCGGAAGAGATGGCCATTTCGGGAAAGGCCATGTTTCCTGGAATAAAGGCACTAAGGGTTTGACCTCTGCAAATAGCGGCAGTTTCATAAAAGGTACTGTGCCCCCCAACTGGCAGCCGGTAGGCTCCGAACGTATCACAAAAGACGGCTATGTTGAAGTGAAGATTAACGAACCTAATCCTTATGTAAAAGGGCAGATGACCAGGTGGAAATTGAAACATCTTTACCTCTGGATAAAAGAAAACGGATCTCTTCCTGTAGGGCACATGCTCACCTTCCTGGATGGGGATAAAGAAAATTGTGAGCAGGATAATTTGATGCTGATTAGCCGAGCTGTGAATGCTTACCTTAACCGTAATAGTTACGGGGACCTGGCAGGAGAGCTTAAATTGTCGGCGATTGCGATTGCGAGAGTGGCACAGAAGGCATCGAGCTTAAAGAAAGAGGCGGCGGCAGTATGAGCAGAAAACAACACTTCATACCTTATATCGGCGGCAAGTATAAGCTGGCTGGTCAGATTTCCAAGCGGCTGCATGCTACGGGTAAGACATGCCTCGTCGACGTCTTTGGAGGTTCCGGCGCCGTTACGATTCACAGCGGATACAATCGGCGAATCTATAACGATATCAATTGCGACTTCATAAACCTCTTCAAGGTTATGGCTGATGATAAGCAACGTGCGGCCCTTCTTAGAAAGCTTAAATGGACGCCGGCATCGAGGCAGATTTTCAATGAAGACCATGCAATACATGTGAAGGGTGGACATAGCTTCAAGGAGGTCGACGATCCTGTTGAGAGGGCGAGAATGACTTTTTACAAGCATATCTTTTGTTTCGGGGGAAAGGTGCGCTCCGGAGGTTTTGCCGTATCATTCAAGGATTGTGATTACATGAAAGAGGTCAATAAGTATAACAACGTATTAAAGTCATTCGCGAAGTTTGGGCGATTCTTTCGGAATACTGTGCTGGAAAACCTTGACTTCGTCGTCCTCATAGAGAAGTACGGCCATAAAGAGGGCGTTGTCCTTTTTGTAGACCCTCCTTACCCTGATTTTTCGGCCTATTATCGCGATAACCTTACAGAAGATCGGCAGAGGGAGCTTGCTTCCCTCCTGATCAGAACGCCGGCGCCGGTAATCTGTACTTTTTATGATCATCCTTTAGTACGGGAGCTTTATCCTGAAGAGTTGTGGAAGTACGAAGTTGTGGGAGGTTCGAAGAATTCCATCCAGGGCGGGTCTCGATCTGCAGACGAACTGATCATGACGAAGAAAGATCTGTCTCCTGAGCAGATAGACAGATGGGCTGCTGTCATTAATCCTCAGGGTGATTTATGGCAGAAAACTGCCTGAAAGGAATTGATATGAACAAAACACTTGATAAAAAGATGGCCATAGTTGTGATCATCCTCTCGACTGGATTGATGCAGATCCACAGCATTCCCTTCTGGCAGGAATTCACCGGTGATTATTACAGTGGGATTGCCTTCTCGATCGCGCTGCATGGAGCCATGCTTTGGAACTGGTATACCAACCAGCTGCCAAAGGTTCGTGTTGTTATCGCAACGCTTCTTATTGCCGGTCCGTGGTACCAGATATCAACACCCGTTTTCGAAAAGATCGGAGAAGTTAAAGTGTCTTCAGTTATGGCCGCATCGTACCTGGATGAGATGGCACAGCTGGAGGCCTCTCTTAAAAAACATGAGGAGAACAGTAAGAAATATAAGCGATCTGCCGACCGTGTTGAACCGACACAAGCCCTCCTCAATACCGCTCGTAAGAACTACAGGAAAGAAATATCGGCACCCGAAAAGGCTGAAGCGTCATGGAGGCTTTATGCCGTAGCCGTGATGCTGTCGGCGGTCTTTTTCGTTGTAATGTTGACAGAGATTTCAGCGGTGAAATTCTGCCGCCGATTTGTTTCAGAAAATACTGAAACGGGTAAAGGGAATGTTTCAGTATTTTCTGAAACGGTTGAAATGGTGGCCGTCGCTATATCTGAAAAGATGAAAGGGTGCGCAAGTCAGGCGGCTTTTGCAGCGTCTCATAATTTCAATCCGAGGGACGTGTCGAACGTTATTAATGGCAAGTCGATTTCAAAGAAGAAACTGAAAGAGATGGCGGAGAGGTTGGGGGTGAAAGTTGAATACCAGAGACCATAATGTGGGAGTTAAGGGCTTGCGGATTAAGAGCAACGCCTTGACTCTAGCTGAGTTATTCGAAAATATCGAATAACTGAAATTTAAAACCGGTAACAGCAAGTCCTTTTGCAGTAACTTGTTAAACCCTTTGAGGTTCCCATGAAATACGCAATAGAACAGAGATTGAGAATGATTGATTTTCTTTTGGGTGAATACGGCTATGTAAATAGAGGCGCAATTATGGACTTTTTTGGGATAGGCCCAGCGACTGCCACAAGAGATTTCACGGCGTATAAAAAGCTTCAGCCTGGCATGGTCGTTTATGACGGTGGAAATAAAGCTTACTACAGGACTCAGACCTTTCAAAAGAAATGGGTTTAACGAAAAGGGTACCCAGCACCTGAACCAAGTTACCTATGAAACTCAAAGACACCGTTAGGTGTCTGCGTTGACCCGCTGTTTATGTTTGCCAGTGGAAGAAAGGAGAAAAAAGGATGAGTTTTTCTAAAAAAATAAAGATCCCGCTAAGTGATAAATCAGATGAAGACAATATTCCTCATCACGATATATGCAGCCAGCCGCTCAAGGAAATGGATAGGGAATCACTACCGAAACGAGAAGAACCTTGCAAAGAACCTTACGAAGTTCCTTATAGTGGATGGTTCTATTGAGAGGAAAGTAAACATAACGACTTGAATTAACTGGCGGCGCAGCCGTCCAAAGGAGGAACGACTGATGTTGAATGAATTGTTATACATTTTGTTGGGAATTTATTTAGGTCATTACGGCCCCAAATATTACTACAAAGTAAAACATTATTATCACCTATGGAAAGTTGGAATTTGTTTCCATTTCAAGGGTAAAGGATATAGAGAAATTATTGACGGAACAGATAGTGAATTTTGCATTAATTGTGGAAAGCCTTATGGTTATCACGATTAATGTATAACGAAAAGGGTAACAAGCACCTGAACCAAGCCTACTATGAAATTCAAAGACACCGTTAGGTGTCTGGTTGACCCGCTGGTTCTAAGGCGGGCTTATTGAGGAGATGATATGGAGACATTAAAAGAATTAGACGTAATATTGAGCGCAAACGACCGTTATGAGCTTGATGAATTTCACATCAAATTAAAGAGATGCGCCTTAGCCGGACATAACTTTAAAATATGCATGGAAATAATATTCGCTGCGGATGTTTCGAGTTGTGATGTAGATAGCATAATGTCGGCGATGAGAGTTTCTGCAAATAGGATAGAGAAGCCTTAGAACGCTAGAACTCAAGGGCTTGCGGATTAAAGCCGACCATATTTCCCATGTGGGAAAATTGGTTTAAGCGCGGACAGTTCGATTCAAAACCGCTAACAGCAAGTCCTTTTGCAGTGACTTGTTATATTTTAAAACTTTATTTATGAGGTGAAAGATGAAAGCTAAAGACGCAAGCATATCTGACCTTAAAGAGAGAAGGGCAACTGGGCTGATATATATTACTATGTGCGTTTGTCTCGCTGGAAGTATAAGCTTGATAAATAGGCACGACATAGAATTTTTAATATGCTGTTTTTGGATGTATGACATTCTTTATAGAGAAATATAACTAAAAGGGTAACAAGCACCTAAACCAAGCCCACTATGAAACTCAAAGACACCGTTAGGTGTCTGGTTGACCCGCTGGTTCTAAGGCGGGCCTATTAAGGAGGAAATAAAATGTATTGGACAGAAGAAGAAGCAAAAACGAAGTGGTGCCCAGAATTGAAAATAGAAGGCTCCAATGCTTCGCTGAAAAACTCTCAAGAGATTACTTATGAGGCGGCAAGCTGCATAGTCTCCAGTTGCATGATGTGGAGAGATGAAATAGGAACGCCAAAAGGGATGCCAAGAAAAGGCTATTGTGGTGTGGCTGGGAAGCCTTAGAACGCTTGGCTCACTTGCCGCGAACCCAAGATTGAAAGGAGAGGAAGCTATGCCAAAAGACAGTGTTGAAAACCAGGAGGAGACCGCTGAAAGCGGTCGGGTGCAGCCGATTGTTATATGTGATGTTTGTAAATACTGGGAGAGACCAACAGACAAGTTTTCTGAGGGAGAATGCCAGAAGTTGAGGGAAAAGGTTGAAGTAGAAGTGGAAGCCGGAATGGAGGGTTACAGTTTGATTGCCTTTTTTACAGAGAAAGACTTTGGTTGTATTTTAGGACTGCACATATAACGATTAGAGTTAAAGGGCTGGCGCAACCAAGCCTACTTGAAACGAAACCCGTATAAGCCAGTCCTTTTTCAACGATTGGTTAGAGGTGATTATGTTTAAATTTGAAGTAAGACAACAAATAAAAAGTGTTGATAAAAGCTGGCTGCAAGTAATATTTGAATCATCCATCGAAAGGCCTGCTCGAATGAGTTATTTAAAATTAGTTGATGATTATCCAGAAGAATATTTTGAGCTTGTAAAAGTGGAGCACAAGGAAGAATGCCTTGAGTTTACTCCAAAGCTCTAACAATTAAGCTCAGGGTCTTCGGACGCTGGAGGAGATGGAGAAATGGACAAACAAAGTTTAATAAAACATTTAAAGCGTGTGAAAGATCGCTTCGGAGTTGATTGCCCTCATGAGCAATTTGATAGGGCCATAATAAATGAAGCCATTTCTTACGTTGGAAAAGACGATGTGGCCGAAGTAGCTTGCAGCGTGGGGTTATGTGGCATCGCCCCTTACGACCTAGAGTGTCTTGCGATGGCGATTGTGAATCATGTGAACGAAAGGACAGGCGTGGATGTTAAGAAAAGGCAAGAAACTAATGACGAAAACTTTGATCACGTTATTAAACAGATCAAGACTTTCCTGAAAGGGCTTGCAAGATAACGGTTTTCTCAGGGGCTTGCCCTTTGGGAATGTGTCGAATAGAAATTGAACCCAGTAAGGGCATGTCCCTTGCAGAATTTTGTTATATTTCGAGGTGAAAAATGGAACGAATTACTAGCGTAAAACTTAAAGTAGCGATTGGCTTAGGCGGAGGCGGATGCTTGCTTGAATTAATGGAGCCTGCCGATAACCCTGAAGTAAAAACCGATGTTGATGAGTACGGCGCATGTCTTGATGACTTCTTTGCTGAGGGATCGAAAGTCCCGGCAGATGCCGGAATCTACATTTTTGATGGTGCCGCATACGGCTTCCCAGGCAGCGATGAGTTTTACCGGTATGAAGGTGAATTTAACCGCTTAGAAATATAACGATTGAGGTCACCGGCCGCGAAATGCGCTAGTGACATGGAGAACAATATGAATAACTTTAAAAGCAGATTAACTCAAATCAAAACCACTATTAGCGGTCGGGTGCAGCGTTTGGTTAGCACAATGACTGCCGTTAGAACGCCGGATATTTCATTAAATAAAGCCAAGGAATCAAAGATTGTGCTCCATAAAGAAAAGCTTACGATCAGCGGCAATCCTTTCGGTGAGAAGGGTATCCAAAAAACCGTAGAAACCATCATGAAACCCCTGGATAGATTTCGTGATCGATGAACGAATATTGTCAATTTCAACTTGTGTCATGGAAGAGGGCAATGGTAATGTATATTGCAGCTGATATTCGAATTGATACTTTTCCCAAATGGCTGTCATTCGCTGCGTTAATTCATCTTTTAAGGCTGCATCCATTGCGACATGTGACATTTCTTTTTTTAACGCCTCTTCAAAAGCTATTTTGTTGCGAACTAACTTTGTGGGGAATTTTATTATGTTGTCCATTTAATTCTCCTTTAAGTGTTTAGAGTGCTAACCATGTTTAGTCAGACATATGTCACCTTATTGATACTATTTAGGGGGTAAACCGGACATGAACGAGAAAGAGACGATCGCAAAGTTGAAGGAAAAGGTTTTTTTGAAACATTACTCTATCAAGACCTTTGATGCGTATGCCAGTCATGTAAGGGCTTATATCCACTTTCTCAGGGTTAATGGTTATGGACCTGACATCTCTCCGGAAAAGAAGATCGAGGCCTTTTTGACGTATCGTGCAAAGACTGGGAATATTTCAGCATCCACCCAGAACCAGGCTTTGAGCGCTCTTATTTTTCTCTATAAGCGAGTCTTCGGCCTTGAAGTAAATAGCGAGATCGATGCTGTGAGGGCCAAGAAGCCGAAGAGGTTGCCTGTGGTGCTTACCAGGGATGAAGTGAATCTTGTTCTTAATGAAATGAGCGGCGTTAACGGCCTGATGGCCTCTGTTTTATATGGTTGCGGACTCAGGCTTAAGGAGTGCCTGCGCCTTCGTGTCAAGGATATTGATTTCGCTCGCGGCCAAGTGATTGTACGTGAAGGAAAGGGAAGTAAGGACAGGATCACTATGCTTCCCGAGCGGCTTGTGTCCTCTCTCAAGGCCCAGATCGATAAGGTTGAAAGCCAGCACAGTATAGATCTTAAAAAGGAGTGTGGGCGCGTTGATATGCCGAACGCCCTTCCCAGGAAATATCCGAATGCCGACAGGGAGCTTATGTGGCAATATGTGTTCCCTTCGAAGAATATCATCAAGTCCAAAGAAGGCAAGATGATCAGGACACATATTCATGAGGACAATCTTCCCAAAGCTGTTAAGCGTGCCGCATTGAAATCGGGGGTCCGCAAGAGGGTGACTTGTCATATTTTTCGCCATAGCTTTGCGACACATCTGCTGGAGGTTGGCTATGATATTCGAACGATACAGGAGCTTTTGGGACATAAAGACATATCCACCACAATGGTTTATACTCATGTGATGCAGAAGCAATGCACTGTCCGCAGCCCTTATGATGATTTAACAGAAGAGGCTCCGAAAAGGCCGGGAATAGTTAATACCATAGATAGGGTGGTGCCGGGAAGTCCTGTTATAGAAGAGATACAAAGCCCAAAAATTTTACATTAAGGATAAATAATGAGCGATGATTTTAAGAAGGTAAAACTGGCGGTATCGATTAACGAGGCACTTGCCCGGTATAGCAGAAAGGTGGTTAAGGGTTTTGCCGATGAATGTCCGAATTGTGGCGGACATGACTGCTGCAGCATCGATGAGGGGGACAACCTTGTTAATTGCTTTTCCTGCCCTTTGGCTGGTTCTGTCATCGACCTGGTTATGACCTGTGACGGTGTAGACAAGGCCGAGGCTTTGAGGATCTGCGCGGAGATCGGGAATGTCGCGCTCACCCCTCCATCCGGATCTGGTTCAGTGAAGCAGATCCAGGAACAGGCCGAGAGCGAGAAAAAAAACCCGCTGCGCCTTGCCCTCCAATACTATAAAGGGGTGAGGGCGGACGGCAGTAGCGACAAGGCCATTAAGTACTTCCTTACCGATCGTGGCCACTTTGATGAGACAATGGAAACCATGGAGATGGGGTGGACGGATGGTGGTCTTGGTAAAGCTCTCAGGAAGGAAGGTCTCACTACTTCAGAGCTGGTGAATCATGGTCTGGTCGTAGACAAAGATCCAAAAGGAGAACCTTTAAAGCAGACGAGGGACTTCTTTTGGAAAAAAGATATGGCTGTATTCCCTGTCATCGATCATGCCGGCAAGGTGATCTGCCTCACCGTGAAAGATCCGGAGAAGAAGTTCACCGCCCAGCAGATGAAAGGAATCAAGAAGGACTGGTTTATCAATCACGCCGCCTTGGGGCCGTATGGGGACCTCTTCATAGTTGAAGGTCAGCACGACATAGCCAGCCTCATCGATGCCGGGTTCAAGAACGTTGTAGGCACTTGCGGAGGACCGGGTAATGACCAGGTTAAGAAGGTCAAAAACCATTGTGCCGGCAAGACGGTTTACCTCTGGTTTGATAAGGACCCCGACAAGGATCCTAAGAAGTCACAGGGAGGACCAGCTCATACAAGGCTTCTCTATAAAGGTCTGGAAGAGTCTTCCGTAGACGTCCGGATTATTATGCACCCGGGAGAAGCGAAGGACCCTGACGACTTTATCCAGGGAATACTAAAGGAGAAGGATAAAGCAGCGGCCAGGAAGGCCATTAAGGAGCTGATGAAGGCGGCGTTTTCGCCCCTGGAGTGGGAGATTGAGCTTCTAAAATTGATTAAGGACACAAAGGATACTATCGTAGTTTTGAAGGAGCGGCGAATCCCTCAATGGATTAACTCTTTGACTTCCCATGCTGAGCGTGAGGTTTATACGGAGGTGTTGGCCAAGGCTATACCTCTTTCCATAAAAGGGGTCGAGAGTATTCTTGAGCAGGCGGGTAGTGCAGACCTTCACGGCGAATTGGAAGAGCGTTTCAGGGACTATAAACATCACAAAGCCAGAACAGTTGCCGATCATATTTATAAATGGTTCGAGAATAACGCCGGACGTTTCTTTAAAACGTCAGACTCTAAAGCGTGGATTTTTTATCACGGGGTTATTTACGAGATAGGCGACAACAACCCTTTCAATGCCATAATGCTGCGCCTGACGCACCTTGGAAAATGCGAATCTCCGGGTACTCAGGTATGGTATTACCTAAAAACCTTTTGCATCGATAAGGGCGAACCTGTGGATATGATGAGCTGGACATATACCTGCAGGGAGACGGCCACTGTCTACTACAACCTGACCCTTCCTATGCACAAAATCATAAAAGTAACTGCCGGCGAAGAGCCGGTCACCATAGACAACGGCACGAATGAAAATTCGGTGTTGTTGAACTCTTCACCACAGATTCGCGAACTCGCTTATAAACCCAACACCAGCGAAGCCGAAGGCTTTAGCGCGCTGAAAAAACATTTAATGGACCCTATGCCCTGTGAGCCGGCTCAAAGGTACTTCCTAGCCTGCTGGGTACTCTCTACGTTCCTTATAAACTACCAGACAGACAGGGGGTTGGTGCAGATCATCGGATCAAGCCAGGTGGGAAAATCGAAGGTTGCCGAAAGATGGAGTCAGCTCATCTATGGAGAGACCTTTATAGGAAGGGGAACGGGTGCGGCTGCAAAGAGGATCGCAACGAGAAACCCTATTATTTTCCTGGACAACATAGAGAACCAAAACCTTAATCAGGGTGTGGTTGATTTTCTCCTCTTCCTGGCCAACTCTGCTATGACGCCAAAGGCTGCAGCTGGGAGCGACACGGACGTTGTCTACCAGAAGCTGGATTCCATGGGGATGATCACCTCTATCGAGCCTTTCCCGGGTAAATATCCGGAGCTGATAAATAGGACCTTTCCAATAATCTGCGAGGGCAGGTACCGCATGGAAGGTGGCTACGTTCATAGCGAATGTCTGGGGGATATCCTACGGGACAGGCCGATGATGATTTCAGCGATCCTTAAAATGATCGGCCGTGAAGTTCTTCCCAGGATGAAGGAGAGGACCTTCTGGATGCAAGAGATCAACACTCACTTTCCCGGGCATAATAAAGAGCGAAATAATGAGCACCTCTGCACTATGATGATAATCCTCGAGGCACTGCTTAAGCACATACCGGTGAACAAAGAGCATTCGGCAAAAAAAGACGCGGCTATGATCCTTAAAAAGTGGATAGAGTATCAGGACGACCAAGCAGCGGAAACGGCGCTCACCTCCAATACTCTATTGACTCATATAGATGGCCTTCAGAAAGAGGTCTGCTTTACTATCCGGAAGCTGGGACAGAACATTAAGTATGAGGAGCACAGGTATTTTAAAAAGCCTTATTATTATGACGACACCAAGGTTAAAATCTACGAAGATATTCAATATATTGAAAGTTTCTATCTTACCGAGCCTTATGAATATAACGGTGATGACGAGGATCTCTTTATGACCCGGGTGCAGCGCTTCGAATTTATCGTTTCCTCGAAGGACCTGCATACCCTTATGACCAGATACCTGAAAGGGCAGCATATCCCTAACCCTTTTGCTAATGCTTCGGCGTTGGGTGCAAGGATAGGCAACGATAAAGATATCCTGGTAAAGGGAGGGTGGGAGCTACTGTTAGGGAAGAATAAGAAGCTGGCGCCTTACTTCCTCAAGAACAACGACAATTACTGGAGATTCAGTAAGGAAATAAAGGCTATAGATTGGTGATGATTCTATATTTTTTTATCAAAAGCTCTTTCAGAGTGAGAGCATTTTTCAGAATCGATTTCCCTTTATATATATATCTATCTAAGTTATTGAAATATAAATATAAATAACGGGAAATCGCACAGGAAATCGGGGGGGAAATCTACGGGAAAGTGGGGGAAATCTACGGGAAGTCTAAGGGTATCTCTAACGGTTTCCCGTAGGTTGTTGGCCCTTACTGGATAAGGGTTTGATGTAGGTTACGGGAAACGGGAAGGCCGGACAAGGAGGGTATGATCACCAGGTTATAGTTGATCACCTTCTTTTCTTTATGAATCGTAGTTAAAAGGTTTCTGAAAAGAGTGTTTTATAAAGGTATTTAAAAGAGTGTTTAATTGTTCTTTAACCCTTATCACTACTAGCTTAAATTGATCCTGTTGAGTCTCTGTATTGGTGTATCTTTTTGAATGGTGTTGGAACGAAGCTAAATGAATTGTTAATAACTAGGCTCTTTTACCTGTTGATAACTAGTGGTAAAATAAGATAGTTATATAAAACAAATACTTAACTGTCTTTATTGTGTCTTATAAGCTTTAATATGTTAACTCTTGGTGTATTTACTATGATTATGAGTACCACCCCCCCCATTAAAAATATAGGTTTAAAAGCTAGATTTCTTACCCTAATTGTCACTATAAATTGTAATAGGTTTTTGAAAAAGGGTAAAAACAGGGGGGCCGGGGGGAAATGACTATTTCAGACTGTCTACCGCGTTTTCAAGAGCACTTAAGGGTTGTTCTAGGCTTTAGAGATGGAACGATTAAAAGGTATTGTTACACCTTAACCCGCTTTGAAAAATGGATTGCCTCCAGGGGGGTCGAGGGGGGAACCGATACTATATCTCAGGCCGATATCGAGGACTGGCTAAAGGACCTCTTTTATAACCAGGGGAATATGAAGAACAGCTCCCGAGCCTCGAAGCTGGCAGCCATTAAGAAATTTTTCGCATTTCTTGCTTATGACGGTGCCATAGATAAGAACGAGGATCCTGCCGTCAGAATTCCTTCGCCGAAAGTGGCGAAGGTGATGCCTCAGAAGTTCAGCACAGCTCAACTAAAGGCGATATTCACCGCACCTGACCTGACCTCTCCTATGGGGATCCGTGATCTGGCCATACTTACCGTTCTTTACGGTTGTGGCCCCCGGGTGGAAGAGATCCGAGAGATGGTTATCGATGACCTTCGCTTCACCGGTAACGATATCTATATTTATATCCAGGGAAAAGGTGCAAAGGAGCGCACTGTCAGATTACGGCGCCGCGCCTCTTCCAATCTCCGGAACTGGCTTTTTATACGAGAGCAGTATGCCGCCCCGGGAGAGAGAGCCTTGTTTGTATCTTTCCGCCCTCCTCAGGTGGGGTCAAACCTCTCGAAAGTTTCATACAATAATATTCTAAAGAAATACGCTGCGGCCGTAGGTATAAAAAATGAGCGGGTTTTCGTCCATAAAGTGCGCGCTACATTCGCTACGGATCTCTACGATGCTGATCATGGTTTAATAGAGATATCTATGCTCCTGGGACATTCCAGCGTTGAAACGACACAGGGTTATATCGTCATATCCGACAAGGTCCTTAAGAAGACGGCCATATCTGATAAAAGGTGGAAAGAATTGGAGGAAAGGGAAGATGTCTAGTGATTTGAATGAAGAAACTTATGGGTTTATGGGGAAAATAGAAGTTCTCTTGAATGAGATATTCGGATTTCCAAAAGGTTCAATGGTTCTCAAGAGAATATGTAATGAACATTACGGGGAGCAAGTAAAGGTGCCTCACTCTACTCAGATATTTATCACCCTTAGAAACCAATATATTAAACAGTTATTCATTAAAAACACTTATTCTGAAATTGCTGAGATCGTAGAGGCGGAATTTAAAGAAAAGTTAAGCGTCCGGCAGATCAGGAGGATAGTCCATAAACCTCTTGTTTCTTTTTTCCCCGCTAATTAAAGGAGTCTATGATGGATATTGAGCAGATTAAGATCAAGAAAATGCAAATTGAGATTGCTATACGTAAACTAGTTGTGGAATTCTCCGAAGAAACAGGATTGATAGTGGAAAATATTGAAGTTAAAATAATAAATAATTTAAGAGAGGGGGGTGAGAGTAAGGTGGAGTGCACAACATTATTATTGGATGTGCGCATTTGATAGGCGTTAGTACGTTTAAATTAGGGTTTTGCAAATGAAAGAGACAACGAAAATAAGCCTGAGAAACCATGCTGTGATCGACCAAAGTAAACAAGACAACACTGTTAGCAAAGCCCTCTCGAATGACGGGGTTCGGCGTTGCCCCCAATGTAAGGCCCCCCGAAAAGGCGCTAAATGCTGGAAATGTGGGGAAGCGACATTTGAGCCATGCGAAGGTTGGGAGGAGCCAAAGTTACCACCAATTGATCTTATCCGTGAGTTAGCGTATGAGGTTGGCTATGCCATTGGGGAGCATGGTTCAAAGGAGCGTGACCTTGATGTGATTGCGGCACCCTGGACAAAAAAGGCCGTTGACCCGATAGACTTATTGTTGCACCTCAAAAATGGCTTAAATGGAAAGCTTGTTGGGGGCATTGAGAATAAGCCCCTTGGGCGGGTTGGTGCAAATATACAACTTGATGGATTCTACAAGGTGATAGATATTTCGGTTTATCCTAAGGTTTGATGCCGAACGGCATTATCAGCGGCCGCATTTAGAAAGGAGACGTATGAGCAAGAAAACGGAAACAGGAAGCAAGGCAGATCAATTAAGCACCACGGGTAGCGGTCGGTTGCATAAATTTGTTATGCCTGACGTTGACCTGGAGAAACGTGAGTTTGTGAGAAAGCAAACCATGCAGGCTATGAAATCCTCAGCTGTAAATTGTTCTTGTGAAATAGAATTCCCTCTCTGGTTGGCATTTAGGTGCCTCTATTGCGGAGTATATTTTTGCCAGAAATGCGCTGAAAAACATTTCGGAAAGACCCGGGCGCAACACTTGGCAGAAAAAGAGCAAAGAAGGTGTTCGGGCTACAAGGTATTCCCTGGCGGTGAAAAATGCAACGGCTGCTCAGATTGCCAGCAGCAGGCATAACGCCAAGCTCACGAGTCGCGATAGCGAATGGAATGAGCGTTAGCGGTCGTGTGCAGCGTTTTGTTAGTTTGGATCTTAACTTTGAGGAGAGGTGATTAAATGGCAAGAATTAAATACACACAATGTATGATAAGAGACTGCGAAAAGCCCCATCTATCTAAAGGCTTCTGCAATAAACATTATCAGCAAATATGGAGATTGGGGCGCATATTGCCGGAGGCCATGCCAGTTGAGGACTTGGCTGGGGAGTTGTGGGCCGACATTGAAGAGGCAGAGGGGTATCAGGTTAGCAATATGGGGCGTGTTAAGTCTCTTGTAACCCTAGGGGTATTGATAAAACCACAGATCGAAAAAAGAAGTCATATGAACACCCCTAAGAAGCGTGTTTATTTGGATAGGAGGGCTACAAGAGGCTGGGTTAAATTCTTGTATGTTCACTTGGAGGTAGCCAAAGCATTTATCCCTAATAAGTTTGACAGCGCCCATGTAACATTTAAAAACGGGAATGCCCTAGACTGCCGCGCTGACAATATCGAATGGTGGTGGGAAAACCCGCCTGTAGATAATGACGGGTTGATTCAATTTAGAAAGTCGGTTCATTCTGAATTAGGGAAAAAGGTTTTGGCCTTTATTGATGGCAACCAGATGGCCCTCGACAGTTTCGTAATGCAAAAGACTGACAAAATGAGGAAAATACTACAGAGTAAATTCAAAGGGGTCTGCGGAGACAATGTAAACGAAGCAGTGCATGTTGCTTTCAGCGAAGGCATGAGAGACATTAAGCGCGGATTACTTAGGGCAGACACACATATAGAAAACTGGTTTCTTCGGATTGCAGAGAATCAACTATTGGATGGCATTAGAAAGAACAAGCACACTACGTCTCAATGGGGCTGCAATGGTAATGGCGACGAGTTCGACAGATTTGATTTGATGGCGGCAACAAACTAACATTCAAGTTCAGTGGAATTTGCCACTGGACAAAACTTCAAATAGTCGGGCGGAATCCGTGGTAAATTTCCTTTGAAACGCCTGGTTATGCACGGGGATGATCTTATGAAAACTGTAGAAGCAAGACTTGATATTGAGTTGTTCGTTGAAAGCTTGTCCAAATGGTATATGGAATGAGGAACATGACAAGTTTGAAAAAAAGATAGACTGCCCAGACTGCGACAAAGAAATACACATTAAAGGTATAGCGTGGTAGTGCATAACCATGTTTAGTCAGACATATGTCACCTTATGGATACTATTGAGGGGGTAAACCGGATATAAGAAAATGACAGGCATGGTGTAGGAATGTCCATATATAAAAGAGTATAGTTGCGGTTATACATATCTTAGTCTTTAGATTCGGAGCTCAAGATGTAATGACCGCTTTTTGTTTTAAGCCTCCTGAGGGTTTACCGGGAGTAACCAACAAAATCAATGTATCGAAAGCCGCCTTAATGGGTGGCTTTTTTTGTTTTTTGGGGTTTTAGTGGATAAAGAGGCAATAAAAGAGGCCTTCAAGGAAGTTTTTGCTGAAGAGCGTCAAGAGCGCTGGGTCGATCCTCAGACACATTACGAGCATCACCGATTTGTCAAGGGTTGGGTTTGGACGTTCAATCTCATGAAAAAGAGTGCCATTGTTGCTTTTATAGGTGGCTTTATAGCCTGTTTAGGCACTCTTCTCTGGGCTGGGGTTAAGGCATTAATAGCTATAAAAGGGTCAACGATTGGATGAGGATCCTCAAACCAAAAATATCAAGACGGCCTTTGTTGAAGGAATCATTAGTATAGACGAAGCTTTTAAGGCTTTAAGGGCAATCAGAGAGGGGAACTATGAAATTATCAAAGGACTTTACAAAAAAAGAACTGACAAAAACCGACACAGGGCTAGCAAATATAACGGGTGAAAAAGATACGGCCTTTCTCCTGCTCCTGGCGGTCTTTCTTCTTCAGCCGATCCGTGACAGGTTTGGCAAGTATACGATTAATAGCGGATTTCGCTGCTCCAAGGTGAACAGGGAGATAGGAGGTTCCTCTACCAGCCAGCACATGGAAGGGCAAGCGGCGGATGGATTTCCAGAAGAGGCCGATATCTATGAGGTTTACAAATGGATAGTCGAGAAGAGCGGCATCCACTTCGGCCAGTGCATCATCTACCCTTCTGAAGGGTTTATCCATATCAGCCTGCCACGGCTTTACAAGTCGAATAGCCAGGCGCTTATATGCCACGAGGAGAAATATCTCCCTTATTCGGAAGAAAAACTTAATGAGATCACAGGAGGATAATAATGAAAGAATTTATAGCACTGGCAGGTATTTATTTGACCGCTGAAAATATAGCCTGGTTTTTAGGCGCGGTTTTTGGTCTGGAGCAGATGTTGGCCTACACCAAGGCAATAAAGAGTAACTCTTCTCTTGAGCTTGTATGGAACATTTTCAAGTACATCTATGAGTTTTGGCCAAAAAAAGCAGGTCGGGTCGTTTTGCCTATTTTACTGTTGGTCATTTCTATTGGCTGCACCACTCTCCCTCTCGTCGAAGATCTCCGGGAAGATATTGAGCTTGCCGAAACGACACTCGTTGTAGTGGAGGGAATAGTTGCAGAGTTGTTGGTGTCCGGGGTCACTTCACCTGACAATATTGACGAGATGGTAAAAGGAACCGTGAAGGCAAGGGAGCTGATTGAAGCTGCGAAGGTCTTTCTTAAAGAAGGAAACAGGGCTGATGCTGTTGAAGCTATGATAAAATTTGCAAAGATAATACTGGAGATAAAGAAAGAGTGAATTTAAGGGGTATTCTTTAGTATTACCAGGGCGGCAGTAGGATAAACTTTATAGCAGGGACTATGAGCGAAGAGGAAAAAACAGAAGGGTCAAAAGAGGAGATCGGGATACCGAAGGACATGCGTGTCAATCGGCGTCCTTATACTATGACACCGGCTGCAATTGAGGCGCGTCAGATGAATGCCCAGAAGTCTACCGGTCCTATAACTGAAGGAGGGAAAGCCTCCTCTTCCAGGAACTCATGGAAACATGGTCTTTATTCCAGTTCTTTCATAACCGGTTTTCTGGGTCGGCCCTGCAAATCCACCTGTGACAAGTTTAAGGATTGCTCTCTTGTTTCCGACGGGACGACCGCGCCAGGCGATAGTTGTCTGGATAAGCAGTTCGTTGCCGAGGCCTTCGATTGTATCATTACCGCCGTTCAGGATGGAGAGATGGGCGGATTCCAGGGGATGGCCGCTCTTGAAATGGCTGGAGGGGTCGATATCCTCCGTATGATGAAGGAATCGATCATCGAGAACGGCGTCCTTGTTAAGGACAAAAAGATCGACAAAGACGGGAAGACGATCGGGGAAGGGTTCAAGCTTAATCCCGTCTTGCCGGAATACAATAAGATGCTTGTAAATTTCGGCTTTACCCCGGGTGATTTCAATTTAACGCCGGCTGCGATTGAGAAAGTTAATAAGAATAAGTCTGATGACGAAAATACAAAAACACTGGCCGACACGCTTAGTGATATTGGAAGTTCTTTGAAAAAAAGCCGGGAGAAGAGTGCGAAGTGAGCTTAAAGTAATTGAGCCCCTAAAAATAGATGATTTCAAAAAGGGGATAGTAGTTCCTGAGTATGAGTTCGAACTCTGGCTCGAAAGCTTTGACTGGACATGGTATCAACTGGCAAGGAATGAATTACCGGAGCCCTTTACAAGCCTTGCGGATTTTCAACTGGCTTGTATTTGTGAAGATGCCGGTCTTTGGGTACCTGCTTTCCTGAGAGAGCCCGAGGACCCGGACCACAAGGACCCTTACAATGTCTGGGACTATCAACTCGAGTCCCTTCGATATAACGGCAGCACCCTTCACCAGTGTGGCGCCGAGGTAGGAAAGACAAGAGAGATTATAGCCAAGTGTCTTCACAAGATGTTTACGGTGAAGAATGGGTCGGGCCTGATAGGGGCCCCCATGCAAACGCACCTGGAAGAGATCATCGAAGCGATGACCGACCAGTTGGAGTGGAACCCGGAACTTGGCAGATGTCTCGTGAGGCACAAAAAGCACCCGCACCATGCTATCTACCTGACTAATCGCTTTAAGGTGGATTTTAGACCGTCAGGACATGACGGAGAGGCATACAGAGGGGTACACGCAAGAACCTTTGCCGTTAAAGACGAAGCGTCAAAGGATAAAAACAAGAAGCAATGGTCGGAATTCTGGAGGGCCATGAAGCCTACTTGTTACGCGGGAATCTACTCCGTGCCGGATGGTGACAGGGAAACAGAATATTACAGGCTCAGTCAAAGGGCCATTGCCTGTGATGAGAATAAAAAGGAAGAAGATGTTGATATAAAGACCTTAAGTGAAGCTGGAAGTCATATTAATAATATGAAGCTCAAGCTTTTTAAGTGGTCGAAAAGATTAATGCCTGCTCCTTATTGGTCGGCAGAGCGGAAAGAATTCTATGTAGAAAAATTTGGAGGAGCAGATGCACCGGAATATCAACATAACGTCGAAGGCGAGCACGGGGATCCGCAGCACACAGTTTTCCCGTGGCACTTATTCAAACTTTGCATTAAAGATATTCCTGAGTATCGATGCCTGAAAATATTAGTCGATACTGCCCGGGGAGAAGTTATAGCCAATGGGTACCGGCTGGACTTCAGGATGAACGGAAACGATCCTACGGGCGATTTGGACACGCTAATTGATGATGTTTATGACGCAGGAGATTTTTTCAAAGTAGATGATGATAATAATTCAGATTTCAAAAAACTTATCCGGAGCTTTTTCAACTCTGTTCCCGGGCTCAAAAGGGCCGGTGGAGATTTTGGTTTCAGTCCTGATCCGACTGAGCTACTCATTAAGAGCATTATCGGTAAGCGGGAGCGCCTTGTCGGCAGGTTGCAGCTCAAACAGGTCACTTATGACCAGCAGTGCCAGGCCATTGATGCTCTTGATGACCTTTACGGCCCTAAGGAGTCTATTTCATGGGGAACTGATTACGGAAACGCAGGGTCTGCAGTCGCTCAAGATCTCTACGGTCTCAGGATATATGAGAAGAAGAACTATGAAGACAGGCTTAAGGGCTTCATGTTTGAATCAACGGCTAACGATGTTAATGAAGACGGTACCGAAATTATTGACAGTAAAACCCGTAAGGCGGCAAAGACAACACTTAAGGAGTTATCTACAAAGCACCTGACAACAAAAATGCAAAGGCAGGAGCTTGAATATCCGCCGGATCCTGACATTCTCCATGCCTATCCGAACCATACGGCGAGAGAGGGCAAACACAGGATTTTTTCTAAGGAGAATGACCATATTATCGATGCCGACAGGGCACAAAAACTGGCACAGATATTTAACGAGGTTGAGGAAGATTTTATATCCTGCGGGA